TTTTAAGAATTCATTCCGATCAGGATGAATGGGATGGGGCGGCTAAGCGAGAGTGGATCCGCTCCCCTAACTAGATGTTAATTATGAAGAATTTTATAGATTTATTTTCCGGACTACAAAGAGCGCATGGATGTACCTACGTTGAAAAGAAAAACGCAGACGGCACTAAGATAAAAGGAAAGTCGTTTGTTAAACGTGAACCTGTAACAGAAAAACATTGGCAAGATCATTTAAATGGAATTGAACCAAGTCTAGGCATTATACCTATTGACGAAACTAATAAATGTAAATGGGGATGTATAGACGTAGATAAATATAATTTAGATCACAGAAAAATTATTGCTTTAATTAATAATAATCATTTACCTTTAACTATGTGTCGTTCTAAAAGTGGAGGAGCACATATATTTTTATTTACTACAGTTCCAGTAGACGCATCTTTGATGCGAGATAAATTAAGTTCTATTAGTGCGTTTCTAGGATTTGGTAATGCGGAGGTTTTTCCAAAACAAGTTGAATTAAAATCCGAAGATGATACAGGAAATTTTCTTAATTTACCATATTTTAATCATGAAAAAACAACAAGATATGCCTTTAATTTTAAAGGAGAAGCTGTTACAATTTCGCAATTTTTTTTATCAGTAAAAAGACTTACCCCACAAGAATTAGAAAAATTAGAATTAAAAAGACCTGAATCAGAATTTAGTGATGGTCCTCCTTGTATTGAATCTCTTACACAAAATAAATTAAATGATGGAAGAGATAGAGTCATTTATCAATATATTCAATATGCAAAAAGAAAATGGCCAGAAGATTGGCAAAAGTATATTAATGCTTTTAATTATAAATACTTTGACCCACCATTAGACGATAGAACAATCCAAGACAAAATAAAATATCATGAAAAGAAAGAACTAGGTTTTAAATGCAATGAGGACCCAATGTGTAATCATTGTGATAAAAAATTATGTTTAACAAGACCTTTTGGAATTAAAGGTCAATCTTTATTTCCTGATCTAAATGATTTACAGAAAGTAAATCTTGATGAACCATATTACTGGGTTAACGTAGATGGGGAAAGAGTTAAACTTAAAGATACATCTTACTTACAAGAACAGAGATTATTTCAAAGAGCAGTAATGGAGCAGGTTAATAAAGTTCCACCAACTTTAAAGAAAAAAGAATTTACAGATATGGTTAAATTACTATTTGCAGGAATAGAAATTGTAGAACCTCCAATGGGTTCTTCTAGAATTGAACAACTTCTAGATCATTTAGAGGAATATTGTACAGATAGAACGGCTGCAGGGGTTAAAAAAGAAGATATGATGTTTGGAAATGTATGGACAGATAAAGGAAAACATTTTTTTATTTTTAGAGAATTTTTTAATAAGTTTTTATTAAAGAGAAGATGGACTGAGAAATATGACGAAACACTTATAATGCTACGTGATAAGTGTGGATGTGAAATTGTAAGAGAAACAGTTGGAAAGAAAAAAATAACAGTCACTAGTGTTAAGGAATTTACTAAACAAGACAACGTTTATAGGCCAAAACAATTTAAACCAAAGGATGTATTTTAATGGAGCCAATTTGCTACATATTCTTAATGCTATGGTTAATGGGGATATCTGAATGAATGCAATGAGCAGTGATTTAGTTTTATTAGTTGTTCTTACTGCAGCATGGATATTTGTTACATTATGAAAACAATAGTATTAGGACCACCAGGAACTGGAAAAACTACTACACTTTTAAATGAAGTAGATAAATATTTAAAGAACACAGATCCAGATAAGATTGGATTCTTTTCTTTTACACAAAAAGCAGCTTACGAAGCTAGAGACAGAGCAATGAAGAAATTTAACTTCAGTGAAGATGATCTACCATATTTTAGAACACTACACTCATTAGCTTTTAGAAGACTAGGTTTAAAGAAAGAAGATGTTATGCAATCTAAACACTATGAAGATTTAGGAAAGAAAATGAATTTACGATTGGATTATCATGACTATGATAATGATCAAACAGGAATATTTAGTACTAATAATGATATTCTTAGAATCATACAACTAGCTAAACTACGAAACATAACACCAGAACAACAATTTAATTTAAGAGAACACACACAAGATGTATCTTTAAGAGATCTTTTAATAGTATCTAATGAATTAAAATCATATAAGAAACAATATAACCTTATTGATTTTACAGACATGATTACAGAGTTTGTTAATTCTGATGCATCACCTAAGTTTGATGTAGTATTTATAGATGAAGCTCAAGACTTATCTAGAGTTCAATGGAATATGGCTAAATCTATATGGGATAAGACAGAAGATAGTTATATAGCAGGTGATGATGATCAAGCTGTATTTAGATGGGCTGGTGCAGATGTAGATAGTTTTATTACACAAAAAGGAAAACTATTAAATTTAACTCAATCTTATAGAGTACCTAGAGTAGTTCACGATGTAGCAATGAATATAGTGGGTAGAATATCTAATAGAATTTATAAAGAATGGAAACCAAGAGTGCATGAAGGCGCATTAAGTTATTATCATGATTTTCAAACCATAGATATGTCTCAAGGAGAATGGTTAGTTTTAGGTAGAACAAGACATATGTTAAATGATTTAGAAAATGTTTTATATTCTAAGGGATTATTTTACAAAAACAAATTTAAGAAAGCATATGAACAAGATTTATATGATGCAATATCTGATTGGGAAGGAGCACGTAAAGGAAAACCTTTGAATTCCGACCAAATTACTAGGATTGCTTCTTACATGTCTCCAAATCATTACCAAAAAGAAGAAATAAGATATTTAGATAAAGATGCATTTTATTCTGTGGATGAACTTTTTGATAAAAGGGGTTTAAAAACTAAAAAAGTATGGTATGAAGCATTAGACCAAGCTCCTGAAGAGCGGGTTAGATACATTAGAAGGATGAGAGAAAACGGCGAACAGTTAAATAAAGACCCAAGAATTTTATTATCTACTATTCATGGTGCAAAAGGTGGGGAATCACAAAACGTAGTTCTCTTAACTGACTTAAGTAGAAATACTCAAACGAATTATGAAAGAAATCCTGATGATGAAAATAGATTATTTTATGTAGGTGCAACTAGAACTAAGGAACATCTACATGTTGTTAGACCGAAAGATATATACAAGAGTTTTAGATTATGAGTAACACATACAAAAAGCAAATAGGTGGATCCCACTATCAATCGATGGTCATTCAGCCTAGTGAATTTATCAACAAAAACAACATACCGTTCGCGGAAGGGAATGCTATTAAGTACTTGTGTAGGCACAAGCAAAAAAATCAGAAGGAAGATTTACTTAAAGCAATCCATTACTGTGAGATGGCAATAGAAAGGGACTATGCAGATACCGATATTTAAACCACAAACAGAATGGACAGCGCCAACAGACTTTCCAGATCTATCCAAATACGATGAGATAGCAATTGACTTAGAAACAAAAGATCCAAACCTAAACGAAAGAATGGGTTCTGGTTCTGTTATAGGTGTAGGTGATGTTGTAGGAATATCTTTAGCTACAAATGATTGGTGCGCATATTATCCTATTGCTCATGAAGGTGGAGGAAACTTAGATAGAAAGATGGTCCTTAAATGGTTACAGGATCAGATGAGTACGGATTCAATTAAGATATTTCATAATGCAATGTATGACGTGTGTTGGTTACGTAGACTAGGTATTAAAATTAACGGTAAGATTGTTGATACAATGATTGCTTCTGCACTTATAAATGAAAATAGATTACGATATGATTTGAATGGAATTTGTAGAGATTACATTGGTAAAGGTAAAGATGAAACCGCATTATACGAAGCTGCAAAATCTTGGGGTGTAGATCCTAAAGCCGAGATGTACAAACTTCCCGCTATGCACGTTGGTGCTTACGCCGAGCGTGACGCACAACTCACATACGAGTTGTGGCAGGAATGTAAAAAAGAAATTTTATACCAGGACCTTCAATCTATATTTGATATGGAAACAGAATTATTTCCTGCTCTAGTAGATATGAGGTTTCTCGGTGTACGTGTAAATCAAGAACAAGCAGCGATCGAAAAGAGAACCTTGATAGAACAAGAGAAAAAGATGCTTGGAGAAGTGTTAGCAAGTACGGGGATAGAAGTACAGATCTGGGCTGCAAGGTCTATAGCCAAAGTGTTTGAGAAGTTAGGACTGCCTTATGATAGAACAGAGAAAACTGGAGCACCATCATTTACTAAGAATTTTTTAGCTAATCACCCACATGAAGTAGTGAAATGTATAGCTAGAGCTAGAGAGATTAATAAAGCACATACTACTTTTATAGATACCATCCTAAAGTATAGCTCTAAGGGCCGTATCCACGCGGAGATTAACCAATTAAGAGGTGATGGGGGTGGGACAGTCACAGGACGATTTTCGATGAATAACCCTAATTTACAGCAGATTCCTGCGCGTAACAAGGATCTTGGACCACGGATCAGATCACTATTCCTACCGGAAGAAGGTCATCAATGGGGTTGTTTTGATTACAACCAACAAGAACCAAGACTCGTAGTTCATTATGCTTCTCTATTAAATTTATATGGAGTAGAAGATGTTGTTCACGCTTATATGGAAGGTGATGCAGACTTCCACCAGATTGTAGCTGATATGGCTGATATTCCTAGGACTCAAGCTAAGACAATTAATTTAGGATTGTTCTATGGTATGGGAAAAAATAAATTACAAGCTGAGTTAGGTATTAGTAAACTACAAGCAAATGATTTGTTTAAACAATATCACGGCAAAGTTCCTTTTGTAAAAGCTTTGATGGATGCCACTATGGAAAGAGCCCAGGAGGGTGGTCAGATTAGAACGCTTCTAGGTAGATTGTGTAGGTTCCATTTATGGGAACCGAATCAATTCGGGATTCATAAAGCATTGCCTCACGATCAAGCGCTCAGGGAACACGGACCAGGGATCAAGAGAGCTTATACATATAAAGCTCTTAATAAATTGATTCAGGGATCTGCTGCAGACATGACTAAAAAAGCAATAATAGAATTACATAAAGAAGGAATTACTCCTCATCTTCAAGTACATGATGAATTAGATATTTCTGTGGGCTCAGATAAAGAGTCAGACAAAATAAAAGAAATCATGGAGAACGCAGTAACACTTGAAGTTCCTAACAAAGTAGATTATGAATTCGGAAAGACCTGGGGTGAAATAAAATGAGGATTGACTATGGCTTATTTAAATGCAAACATACCGGCAACTTATGCACAAATACGTAGAGAATACTTATACGATCTTAAAGCTCATCACGGCGAAGTCGAAGACTGCATTATTTTTGGTCTTACGAGTATTACGGGGCGTGCTATTCTTTTTCATGGAATTATGGAAAATGGAGCTGTCTTCTATCGTCTCCCGATATCTGCGTTCATTCAAAGAGGTTTTAAGCCGGAAGATGTTCCTAGACGTAGACTTGATGAGCTTCAGCTTTGGAATTGTTTCAGTTATTATCCTGCTGTTACTTCTTGGGATATTTTAGACGGTCAATCAGGAAAATACTTCGGAAAAGACAAAAAAATGCATAGGGGTGCCTATCTTTTTACTGTTGATTTTGCTCACCCAGAGAGTAATATAGTAGATACTGATCATTCAGAAATTCCGCACGAACATAAGTGCGCGCACATAATGGCCCTCGATGATGGCAATTATGCAGCACAACCCAATAATAGAATACTATGGGATATACCTTCATTTACTGTAAAAAATGAAACTCCCGATTGGAAAGTGCAAACTTCTGAATGGAATGTTGAAAATACAAGTCAATGGAAAACAGAAGATACCGATAGGTTCTTCTATAAAATTGAGGAGACAAAAAATGATGACAAAAATTAAAAACTTCATCAAGAAGATTACTGATTGGATTGTAAGTCAGTACAATAAAAGAGTTAAGTAATATGTCTAATAAATGTGACAACTGTCACCACGACTGTCACTGCGATGGTGATCTCCATGCTGATGAGTATGGACTTTGCACCTGTGACGACTGCGAGTGTAAGGATGATAGGATTCAGAACTCTGATGGAGCTAGCAAAAAGGGCAAGAATGAGGGAGCGACAGGCTAGAGTCAGGGTTAAAATTATGAATTGGTTGATATTAGTATTAATTTTGGTTATTATAGGCGTAGGAATCAATGGGTAAACC